TCTTCTACAGGATTTTCTACATCAGGAAAACCATTTTCACAAGCACATTCTATATCAACAGTAAATATTTTTATATGATCTTTTGAGTATTCTATCGTGTCAGGATAGTTATCAGAAATATATTGATATTGGTATCTATCCATACCAAAGATTGGTGCGTTATCTGTATTATAATTTCTTCTAAACTCTCTTGCTTTTGATATGTTACCAAATTGAATTGGTTTTACGTATTGACCGTGAAGTGTTTGAAAGTCTGTTTGTTGTTGAGTGATTGCATACAAAGTAGGAGCATAATCTAGTTTCTCTTTGTATTCTTTACCATCGTGGATACCACGAACAAGTAATTTACCTCTGTGTTCAATAACGTTTTTATAAAAGTTCATAATCTAAAATTTTGGTGGAGGATAACGGGATCGAACCGTTGACCTCTACAGTGCAAGTGTAGCGCTCTCCCAGCTGAGCTAATCCCCCTCTAAACATACTATCATATATGTTTAAAATGAAATTATAACTTGTGGTTATCAAGTAAATGGGCCACCAAGCCATTGTGTTTTTTTTCTAGCTGTATTTGACAAGCTAATCTACTTTCCATACGATCATAGCCTTTCTCATACTCTATTAAATCTGTCTCTGCCGAATCTAAATTTGGTTGTCCTACAATGTGTGTCCAGTTTCTATCTATCTTAACGTGACAAGTTGCACACGCACAACAACCTGAACAATCTGCTGGTATTTCTTCTATTGATTGATCGGCGTAATCTCTTGCCGCCTCCATCAACGTCATACCTTCATCAACTTGGACAGGTATTTTTTCCTCTCCTCGTATAAAGTATACAGTAATCATTAAAGTTTTGGTACTTTAGTTTCTGTAATTAAACCAGGTTTTGCCTGTATGATTCTGCTTGTATTAGCCTCATACGATTTTAAAATGTCATCTTTTGGATCAGTCATAAAAACTATCTTTTCTTTTGAAAGAGTAATAGTTTCATCTTTACCAAATGCATTATATAAAGACATCATTAATTGTATTGGCTGTCCTGGTGCTGATTGTTGTGGAATTATAACAAAGGGTTTATTTAAACTCACACCTTGATCGTTTTCACCGACTTTAGCTATTACATCTTCGCCAGTCGCTAGTCTTAATATTTTCACTTTTTGCATAATATCTCCTTATTAGTGTTTCATTATACCATAATTTATTCATTTTGTCAATGTTATTTTTTTTCAAACCCTATATTATCTGGTTGCCCCTTTTTTTCAATGGGTCTCATTCTTTTACTTAATACAAAAGTTCTATTTGGATTGACACTTAAATTCATTAATCTCATTAAATCTCTATTAATTAGTAAGTCAGAACCTGATCTAGGTCTCTGATCTAAACCTACTTCAACATCTTTGTATGTAAAACCATTAAAGGTTAAGTCTAATAATATTGTAGGTCTAACTTCTGATGGTTCATTTGTAGCATTTGATCTGAACACTTCACTTTTTCCATATCTAGGTTTACTAAAAGTTTTACCATCATATTTCCATTTAACTATTTTACCATCTGATAAAATTTTATCTGCGTGTAAAGCACAAGCTTTAGAACCATTACCAGTATCAAACTTAACTCTAACTTTACCTATGTCTTCAATTTCTACTGTTTCTAACCAACCACATTCTATTAATGATTGTCTATCCCAATGTGCTCTATCTTCAATCCAATCAATAACATTTGATAACATTTTTTCGCCATCTATTCTACCAGCTGGTTCTGAATCAGCGTAATAATCTTTATGTTGATAGCCTTCGTAATCAGCGCCTGATCCTGGACTACCATTGATTTCTAGTAAGTAAGGTTTACCTTTATGTATGATATGGTCAACACCTACCATATAAGCTCTAGATGCTCTAGCCGCTTTTAATACTATTTCTTTTTCTTCGTCACTTAATATATAAGGTTGTGCTTCAGCACCTCTATGTGTGTTTGATCTAAAGTCGTAACTACTATGAGTTCTTTTTGTACTAGCAAATATCTTATTATCTAAACAGAAAGTTCTAATATCAAAATCACTAGGCATAAATTCTTGTATTAATACTTCTGCTTCTAGTTTCCACATCGCTTGTAGTGTTGCAACAAGTCCTTCATAACTTTCAATCTTTATTACACCAACACCTTGAGTTCCTGTTAATGTTTTTAAAATAATAGGAAATTTACCACCAACTTTATCTAAAGCAGTTTTAATATTATTCTCATTAGAAACAAAAGCTGTTCTAGGCGTAGGTAAACCATATTTCTCAAATAATAATGCTGTTGTTAATTTATTATCACACGTCAGCATTGATGCTCTAGTGTTTATCATAAACGCTTGTGAGTTTTGAAAAGATGATACTAAAGATAAACCAGCTTCATCTTCTAGTGCACCACCTCTAACAAAACAAATAGTATCTCTACCTACAAAAGTATGCTCACTATTTTTACCATCATAATTATAAACAGTTAGTGTACTTTTATCTTCGTCTTTTGCTGTAATGATTGTTGATTTAGTATTTACAATAATACACTTAATACCTTTTTCCTTACAAATTTTTGTAAGAAGTTCAGCAGTTGTATTTTCTTTAGGGTCTTTTGAATCTGCTACTGTAACAATAGCAATAGTCATAGGTTTTTTTCTACGACCTATATCTGTTTCTGTAATAAATTCTTTAAACTTCGGTACTTGCATTCTCAGTATTATCCTTGACTTCAACTTTTTTCCCTATATTATATTTAGCTGATAAGTTCCACTCTTTTTTCTCTTTAAAAGGTAATACTTTGATTTGAGATAATGGCGCTTTATTTTCTGCTTTGGTTTTATCCACTATGTCAATTAAATTCCAATCTTGCAATAGTATAGAGATTGTGTTTCTTCTTTGAATATCGTTTTCTGTTAATGTTGCTTTCTTACCATCAAGAGCAAATAGTTCTTTAAAATGTGTTATGAAATACTTTCCTTGTTTATGTAAGATGTGACAACTTTGAAATAAAGTTTTGTCTTTTCTGCTGGCAACGCCTATTCTAGTTAAAGTCTCTCTAATCTTTAAGAAGTCGTCAGGTTGCTTTATGGTAACCTCTAACATACTGTCAGGCGACCAATTGATCGTTTCTTCGCTCATCTTCTTCTCCCACCTTTAGATAAGGTATTTTTTATATGTTCAATTTGTTTCTCGTTTAGTATGTTGAGAGCGTCTTTTGCTTTCTCATTGCTATAACCATAATACTCTTTTACATACTCTAAATTCTTCAATTTGGCTTGTGATAGCCACTTGCCACCAAATCGCTTCTTTTTTCTTATACTATTTATGTAAAAGTGGAATTGTATTTTTTTATCTAGGAAGTGATAACCATTCATCTCATTTGCCTGAGCGATACAATCATAGTGAACGGAAAGACACTTATTGATTACAAAAGGTGGGTATTTTTTAACCCAAGTTTCGTCTGTTGTGTCTAATAAATTTTCTTTAGAAAAATTGATTGCGTTTAGATAATCTTTCAATTGATACATAATATAAAACTTTTAATTACTTTTTAGAGTGTTTATTGTGACCTTTATGAGAACCCATATAGTAGTCGCCTGGTTCATAGTCCCAAACCTTACCGTGATGACCTCTTATGTCAGCCCAAAACATTCTCATCTTAACTATCCATCTTCTTATAAATGTTCTTCTTGCCATTGTCTTTCCTTGTAAAACTCCCTTTACCTTTTTTGGGTTTTACCGTCCTACTTTTGTATTTTGGTGTTCTCAAATCAAGTGCTATTGGGTTTCTTTTTCTCATATTTAGTTTATTTAAATTTACAACCAGCCATTATCTCTGTTAAACAAGCGACCATATTAATCTCTTGGTCAGCGACAAACGCAGATTTATATTGATACCCAGCGATAATCAATATCGCCTGAGGTATAGACTTCGCATCTAGCGTGGTGTATAGCGTGTCATAGAGCGTCTTAAACAAGGAAGAAGCCTCTTTGTCTAGGTTTTGTACTACCCACTTTCTCATATCGTTAAATCTCTTATCTTTGAGTATCTTAACAAGTTCTTTTGTATTTGCCTCACTTAGGTTGAATAATATACCACTATCAATCTTACCTCTTACGGAATATCTTTGTAGTTCGTTTATTGTTCTTCTAAAGTCAGGATAATATTTTTGTATTAGTTCTGCCAATACCTTCTTATCAAACCCTATCTTCTCATCTTTAAGCACACTCTCTAGTCTTTTAAGTAAGGCAGTGGCAGTCTTTACTCTTTGCCCATTTACAATTTTAAAATCAACAACTGTACATCTGCTGTGTAAAGCTGGTATGATTTTATTTTTGTAATTACAGGTAAAGATAAATCTACAATTCTTATAAAATGTTTCAATGAAATTACGAAGTGCTGGTTGAACACTATCAGCATTCATATAATCAGCTTCGTCTATGATAACTACTTTGTGATTTGCGTTTTCAGTTAAAGAAACAGTTGACGCAAAGTTCTTAATTTTACTTCTAACTGTATCAATCTGTCTACCTTCATCTGAACCATTTATGATTATATAATCACTACCTAGTTCTTCACATAAAGCTCTGGCAACAGTAGTCTTACCTGTACCAGCAGAACCTGATAGTAATAGATTTGGTATTTCTTTTTGTTTTAGAAATTGAGTAAATGTATTCTTTAATTCTTCTGTAAGAATACAATCACTTATTTTCTTTGGTCGGTATTTTTCAACCCATAAAAAATCGGACATTTAAAACCCCTTAAAATTCAGAGTCAGGTTCTAAAGCTATCCAATATTGTACAGGTTTGTTTCTGTTTACAAAATGAGAAATCTTTGCTTTTGATATTGCAACATCATAATCATCAACGATTTGTTTAAAGTTCTCTGTTCTAAAGTATGCTGTAAACTTCTTATCTGTTTCACCAACATCAATAGAATATCTATTAGATGATTTGTTTTTCTTATCTGTTGCAATCATTTTGATAGTCTTACCATCACCTTCAACAGCAACATCTGGTAGATTTAATGTAGTTGTACCTTTCATTAATCTAGCAAAGTTGTCTTTTGTGATTGTAAAATCAACAAATTTATCTGGCATTGATATACCTTTAGTAGGTGCAACAATAACAGATTTATCAGCAAAGAAATATTTGATTGATTGTTTTTGTTGAGATATATTTACATACCCACCACCGTTAAATTTAAGTTCAGGTTTCTCAAATAGTTCAACTGATCTTAAAAACTCTGGTAAGTCATATATCGCAAACTCGTCTTCAAACTTTTCACTCACCTCAGCCTCTGCCAAGATGTTTTTCATAGTAGAAATAGTTTGTACTTTATTCCCAGGTTTAACCAAAATGTTTTGATTAATGTCTGAGAAATTTTTTAACACAGCAACTGTGTCACTTGATAGGTTCATATTTCACTCCTTAACATAATTTAAAATAATATAATATCATAATATAGTTTTTTTGTCAATGTTATAGCTGTTTAATAACATGCTCTGGCGCTGACACCGTATAAGGGTCATCATCATCACTCTCATTATTAAATCCTGGCTCTTCAAAAAATTGTTCTACAACACCATTATTAATAATCGCTGAATATCTCCAGCTTCTCATACCAAAACCTTGTTTAGGTTTGTTTACTAACATACCCATTGATCTAGTAAATGCACCACAGCCATCAGGTATCATTACTACATTTTTAATTTGTAAATCTCTAGCCCAAGCATTCATAACAAATGCATCGTTTACAGATATACAATATACAGCATCAATTCCTTTATCTTTGAATTGTTGGTGCATATCATCATAAGACGGAAGTTCTTGTCCAGAACACGTTGGTGTAAACGCACCAGGTAAACTAAACAATACAACTTTTTTATCTTTGAATAAATCGCTAGTAGTTACGTCTTTCCACGTACCACCGATAAGAGTACAGCCACCTTTTTCTTCACTGTCGCCTACTCTAAATTTAAATGTGTGATCTATTAATTCCCACTTGTCCATAATCTAACTCCTATAAATTATATACTATAATATACGGAAAGCGCTGAGAAGTCAAGTCTCAGCGCTCTCTATTTTAAAACTATTTAATGTCAATAGTTTTTAGTTTTTTCGCTTCTGGTACTATCTTTTCCATAGATACTTTTAACATACCATCTTTTAATTCAGCGCCTTTAATCTCAACGTCATCAGCGATTGTAAAAGATTTCTTAAAGTATCTTTTAGAAATACCTTTATGTAATACCTCACCGTCTTTATCTTCTGACTTATCTTCTTGTTTTGATTCGATAGTCAACATACCGTTTTCACTTGTAACATTAATATCTTTTTTATTGAAACCAGCAAGTGCGACCTCAATATCAAATTTATTATTACCAGT